CATCGGTGAAAACATTCTTTTCCGGCTGACGGCGTGGGCCTTTGTTGCGGTTGGCGACGTTAGGGTTTAAGTCGGATTCGTTGCCGCCATTGTTAAACTTGCCGATCCGCGCGTGGCGCTCAGACTGGCGCGCCAGCAGGTCAATCTCTTTGAAATCTTTCCCTTCTTTGTGCTCCTTCATGATGAGCTGGCAGTAGCGTGCGGCGGTGGTGAGCTGCATCTGATCCAGCGGCCCATAGTCACCCCACTTGTCGCGTTTTTTCCAGCTGTGAACGGTTGCAACTTTCTCGCCCAGCATTTCAGCAATGCGGGCTACGCGGTATCCCTGAAAGTACAGCAGCATGGCCTGCCGACGGGGATCGAGATCTGCGGGTGTCAGTGTGGTGTTCATGGCACAAACCTACAGCCTTGAATGAAGGCTTTCCCCGCCTGCGGTTTGTGTGGTTGTCGGTACAAATACCGCGCATTGTTTCACTGCCCCCATCACCGCAACCATAAGGCTCCAGTAAGTTTTTTCTAACGGAGCACGGCTCATGACAGTGAAAGCAAAGCGTTTTCGCATCGGGGTGGAAGGTGCCACCACCGACGGACGCGAAATCCAGCGAGAATGGCTGGAACAGATGGCAGCCAGCTACAACCCGGCGGTGTATACCGCGCTGATTAACCTTGAGCACATCAAGTCTTATCTGCCGGACAGCACCTTTAACCGCTACGGCAAGGTGACGGCGCTGTTTGCTGAAGAAATCACGGAAGGTCCGCTGGCAGGCAAGATGGCGCTGTATGCCGACGTTGAGCCAACGGAGTCCCTGGTGGAACTGGTGAAAAAAGGCCAGAAATTATTCACCTCTATGGAAGTCAGCCCGAAGTTCGCTGATACGGGCAAAGCCTACCTGGTCGGCCTGGCTGCCACTGATGACCCTGCCAGTCTGGGCACTGAAATGCTGACATTCAGCGCCAGTGCAGCCCATAACCCACTGGCAAACCGCAAGCAGAATCCCGCCAATCTCTTTACCGCCGCAGAGGAAACAGTGATCGAACTGGAAGAAATCCAGGAGGACAAGCCGTCCCTGTTTGCCCGTGTCACGGCGCTGTTTACCAAAAAAGAGCAGTCCGACGATGCCCGGTTCTCTGATGTGCATAAGGCCGTGGAGCTGGTCGCCACTGAGCAGCAAAACCTGAGTGCGCGCACCGAAAAATCCCTGTCTGAACAGGAAGAACGCCTGTCTGAGCTGGAGACAGCCCTGCAGGCACAGCTGACCGCCTTTAACGAACTGGTGGACAAGCTGAGCCATGAAGACAGCCGCCAGGACTACCGCCAGCGTGCAACAGGCGGTAACGCCCCCGCTGACACTCTGACCAATTGCTGATGGAGCACAAAACCTGATGAAGAAGAATACCCGCTTTGCTTTTAACGCTTACCTGCAGCAGCTGGCGCGTCTGAACGGTGTGGCAGTTGAAGAACTGTCCAGCAAGTTCACCGTGGAGCCGTCTGTACAGCAGACGCTGGAAGACCAGATCCAGCAGTCCGCCGCATTCCTGACGCTGATTAACGTCACGCCAGTGACTGAGCAGTCTGGTCAGTTGCTGGGGCTGGGTGTTGGCAGCACCATTGCCGGAACCACTGACACCACCGCGAAAGAGCGTGAGCCTGTCGATCCGACGCTGATGGTCGATGTGGAATACAAATGCGAGCAGACCAACTTTGACACGGTGCTGACCTACGCGAAGCTGGACCTGTGGGCGAAGTTTCAGGATTTCCAGGTGCGTATCCGTAACGCCATCGTGAAACGTCAGGCACTGGACCGCATCATGATCGGCTTTAACGGCGTGAAGCGTGCGAAAACCTCCAACCGTAGCGAAAACCCGCTGCTGCAGGATGTGAACAAAGGCTGGCTGCAGAAAATCCGTGAGGATGCACCGGATCACGTCATGGGCAGCACCACCACGGGCGGTGAAACCACACCGGGCGCAGTGAAAGTCGGGAATCCGGCGTCTGCCCTTAATCATCTCAACCATGCGTTACAGCTCGATCCCCGCTGTGGCGTGAAAAAAGACAAACAGCAGCTGGAGCGCAGACTGCGCAATGACAGCCGCTGACAGAACGTGCCCCCGCGCACGGGCGGCACGGGGTGGCGAAAGGCACTGCCACATCAAAACCCCGTCCACCGCCCTTTATTTCAGGAGAAAGCAGCATGAAGTTTGTTGCGCCAGAACAGGCACCGGAACAGGCGGAAATCATCAGAAATACGCCGTTCTGGCCTGATGTGGACCTGTCGGAGTTTCGCAGTGTCATGCGCACTGACGGCACGGTGACGCAGCCGCGTTTAAAGCAGGTTGCTCTGTCGGCAATTTCGGAGGTCAACGCAGAGCTGTATGAGTTTCGCAGACGTCAGCAGATGCTGGGGTATGTGTCGCTGGCAGAAGTCCCGGCGGAACAGCTGGACGGCAAAAGTGAGCGCATTCAGCACTATTTCAACGCGGTTTATTGTTGGGCACGCGCCATGCTCAACGAACGATACCAGGACTATGACGCCACGGCATCGGGTGTGAAGCGAGGCGAGGAACTGGCAGAAGCCAGCGGTGATTTGTGGCGTGACGCCCGCTGGGCCATCAGCCGGGTACAGGATGCGCCGCACTGCACAGTGGAGCTTATCTGATGAAAGTGCGTGCGCATCAGTATGACACGGTGGACGCGCTTTGCTGGCGTCATTACGGGCGCACGCAGGGTGTCACGGAGCAGGTACTGAAGGCAAATCCGGGGCTTGCCGAATACGGCCCCTTTTTACCTCACGGGTTGCAGGTGGAGCTGCCGGACATACCGACAACCACCACCGTGCAGACCGTCCAGCTATGGGACTGAATTATGACGCTTGAGCGAATCAGCGCCTTTATCACGTATTGCATCGCCGTCGTGCTGGCCTGGCTGGGCGATTTGTCCATCAAGGATGCCTCAACGCTGGGCGGCCTGATGATTGGTGTGCTGATGCTGGCTATCAACTGGTACTACAAACACAAAGCCTACCAGCTTCTGCGTGACGGGCAGATCTCGCGGGAGGACTATGAATCCATCAATCGTTAAACGCTGCCTTGTCGGAGCCGTGCTGGCTATTGCTGCCACGCTGCCGGGTTTTCAGCAGCTTCACACCTCCGTGGAGGGGCTGAAACTGATTGCCGATTACGAAGGCTGTCGTCTGCAGCCGTATCAGTGCAGCGCGGGTGTCTGGACAGACGGCATTGGTAATACATCTGGTGTCATTCCAGGCAAAACCATTACGGAACGACAGGCAGCGGAAGGGCTGATCTCCAACGTGCTGCGTGTGGAGCGGGCGCTGGAAAGGTGTGTGAAGCAACAGCCGCCGCAGAAAGTGTATGACGCGGTGGTGTCATTTGCCTTCAACGTGGGGACAGGCAATGCCTGCAGCTCCACGCTGGTGAAATTGCTCAATCAGCGGCGCTGGGCGGATGCGTGCCGACAGTTGCCGCGCTGGGTTTATGTGAAAGGTGTTTTTAATCAGGGGCTGGATAACCGCCGTGCGCGGGAGATGGCCTGGTGCCTTACCCAGGGCGGCGGAGCTATGAGTTCTAACGGGATCGTGGTTGATGCGCATCAGCATACTGGCGTCCTGAAAGGCGGCGATACAACCGGAGGCCCGGTATGACGCTTTATAGCGGGATGAACAATATCAGCGGTAAAGCCATTACTGATATTGACCATCTGCGCCAGTCGGTGCGGGACATTTTGCTGACGCCGCAGGGTAGCCGCATTGCTCGCCGGGAATATGGTTCCCTGCTGTCGGCACTGATAGACCAGCCACAAAATCCGGCGTTACGCCTGCAGGTCATGTCGGCAGTGTATGTGGCGCTGAGTCGCTGGGAGCCACGGCTGACGCTGGATTCCATCACCATCAACAGTAATTTTGACGGTTCAATGGTGGTGGAGCTGACCGGGCGGCGTAATAGCGGTGTGCCTGTTTCCCTTTCCGTATCAACAGGAGCAGAGAATGGCAGTGATTGACCTTTCGCAGTTGCCTGCGCCGCAGATTGTGGATGTGCCGGACTTTGAGACGCTGCTTGCCGAACGCAAGGCCGAATTTGTGGCGCTTCATCCGAAAGATGAGCAGGAAGCAGTGATCCGCACGCTGGAACTGGAATCTGAACCCGTCACCAAATTGTTGCAGGAGAACGCTTACCGTGAGTTGCTTCTGCGCCAGCGCATTAACGAAGCCGCGCAGGCGGTGATGGTGGCTTATGCGATGGGCGGCGATCTGGACCAAATCGCTGCCAACTACAACGTGAAACGCCTGACGGTGACGCCTGCTGATAATGACGCTGTGCCGCCCGTTGCAGCTGTGATGGAAAGCGATGAATCGTTACGCCTGCGTGTGCCTGCAGCCTTTGAAGGGCTTTCAGTTGCGGGGCCAACTGCAGCTTATGAATTTCATGCCCGAAGCGCCGACGGTCGGGTGGCGGATGCCAGTGCAACCAGCCCGGCACCTGCAGAGGTGGTGCTGACTGTCCTTAGCCGCGAAGGCGATGGAACTGCAGAAAAAGACCTGCTGGACGTGGTGGAAAAAGCTCTGAACAGTGAGAACGTCCGCCCGGTGGCTGACCGTCTGACGGTTCGCAGCGCAGAAATCATCCCGTATCGCGTGGAAGCCACCATTTTTCTCTATCCGGGACCGGAAGCAGAGCCGGTAATGGCAGCGGCAAAAGCCAGCCTGCAGAAGTACATCGCCAGTCAGACGCGTCTTGGTCGGGATATTCGCCGTAGCGCCATCTTTGCCGCCCTGCATGTTGAGGGTGTGCAGCGTGTGGAGCTGGCTTCTCCTCTGGCGGATGTGGTCCTGAACAAAACACAGGCGGCATCATGTACGCAGTGGAGCGTAACCAACGGAGGAACGGATGAATAGTCTGCTGCCACCGGGTTCAACGCCACTGGAGCGCCGACTGGCGCAAACCTGCAGCGGGATTTCTGATCTGCAGGTGCCGCTGCGTGACTTGTGGAATCCAACGACCTGTCCGATCAGTTTCCTGCCTTATCTCGCCTGGGCGTTCTCTGTGGATTGCTGGGACGAGGGCTGGACGGAAAGCGTCAAACGACAGGTGGTGAAGGATGCTTTTTATATTCATCAGCATAAAGGAACCACCAGTGCCGTGCGGCGGGTGGTGGAGCCGTTCGGCTTCCTGATCCGCATTATTGAGTGGTGGCAGACCGGAGAAACACCGGGTACGTTTCGCCTGGACATTGGTGTGCAGGACCAGGGCATCACTGAAGATACCTATCTGGAGCTTGAGCGGCTGATAAGCGATGCCAAACCATGTAGCCGTCACATGATCGGCATGTCCATCAATCTGCAGACCAGCGGCCCGCATTGGGTGGGAGCCGCCAGCTATCTTGGTGAAGAAATCACGATCTATCCGTATATCAACGAAACAATTATTTCCGGCGGCACCGCGCATGAAGGCGGGGCGGTCCATGTTATTGACACAATGAGAGTGAATCCATGAGCACAAAATTTTATACCCTGCTGACGGATATTGGCGCGGCGAAACTTGCCAGCGCCGCCGCGCTCGGTGTGCCTTTAAAAATTACCCATATGGCGGTCGGCGATGGCG